TGTTGACATCTACATCGACAAAGCGTGTAGTCAAGTCTTTGACAATATGCAGTGGCCTATCAATTAGTAGCGGCTGCTTGTTAGTTGAAGTACTAGCCATTATGAAACCCTCTTACCTTTCTTGTTTATTTTAGTCGGACTAGATCCAGGAGTTATTCCAGGGTTACCCGGCATCAGCGGTGGGCCGGAGGTACCAGGAGCATTACCAGGAACAGAAGCAGGAATTGGGGGACCGCCGATAAGTCCCATTGGCGAAGTTGGCAATCCTTTCTGTGCTCTCTCAGGCAAACGACTTCCTTCCATAGCGTCCCAAACAGGACTACGGCCAGAAGCATCTGGTTGTTGCTGCATTCCGTATGGCACTTCATTCTTTCCTCGTCCAGCTCGGGGGAAGTTTTGCTGTAGACCAGAAGGTCCAATAGCCATAGGATTGATTACACCTGTACCCATTTGTGGGTACTGTTGCTGGTAATCTCCATAAATACTTGCGGCAGTGACAGGGGCTCCAACTGATTGCTCAACAGGGAACGGATTATTGTTCTCTGGTCCACCAGGCAGTACAGCATTCTGCCTAGCAATCTTTGCTCGATTTGGGTCGAGCAGCATTGAGTTTTCTTGTGATTTAGTTTTAGCCATTATCAAGCCTCGAAAATTTGAGCACGGTTGTTGTTGCCAAGCCCAGCGTTACTTCCAGCTTTTGCATACAACGCAAGCTTGCGCTCTAGAGCATCCGTTTGGAACAGCTCTGGATCCTGAGCAGCGTTCTTTGTAGACGAAGTACCAAGAGCTAGGTTTCCAGTCTGGTGATCGTAGTTCTCAGTAGGCGCATTTGCCGGAGCATCTCTCTGCTCAAAGTTTGAGTGATTCCCCTGAAGAACTGACTGCGGCATTACACGAGCAGCACCGTACTTAGTGCGGCTGTCGCTTACAGCGTGTCCAGGTCCATCATCATATACATCATGAATGCCATCCACATAGGGATTTCCTTGTCCGGCTTTACGAGCGGTCTTCAGCTTCTGTTGATATTCAGCTTCACCGCTATTCATCCGAATAGGAGTTGCACCATGACTCGTAACAGCGTTCATAACTATTTCAAGTATCCTGAATCTATTCTACACTTAATGCATATCTTCCATACACCAGATGCGTGTACCTACGGCAGTATCCGCAGGTCCTGGCACAGCCATAATAAACTCCGCCCCACTTCTTTCAAACGCATACCTGCGTACTTCAGGACGCCTGTAGTTAGGAACATATAGAGATTCAGCAAGGCGATCACATTCTCGTAAGTAGATCTCTCGGAAATACTCGTCACCTTTGAGGGGGTCTGAAGTTGAGATTGATCGGTTGACATCACCAGCAATCAGTTCTGTTCGTGTCGGGTTAAGCGTTTTACTTCCATTGGGTTCTAAGAAGTCATCAGGCAATGCAGCACTTGCTTTCCATGCAATATCACAACGCTTTAAGTGATACTGGATCTGCTCATACCAGTAACTATCTGGTATCAACGCCATTGCTTCCTCTAGTCTAGAGGCATCACCTGCTGGTATCTGTGCCCCGTTGTTGAAACCCAGATGGAAGCGAGTTTTAGATTTCTCCAGTTCGCTGAGTTCCATGATTAACCAATGATATTGTTGTAAGTTCCGGTAAGAATCTGCTCTAGTTCTCCCATCTCTTCTGGAGACATGGGATCACCCATTTGAATTTTTGCAAGATACTTACCAGCATCACTCTGACCAATGAATGCTGATTGAGCAGCGGCACCTAAAGAGCCACCTGCCAGCAGACCTACAAGACCTCCTGCCATGCGGCCACCAGGGGTGAGAGCTTCTTTCGTTCTCATTCCTGCAGTTCTTGTTAATCCTTCAGCAGCAGCCAATCGATCTTTTAGCTTATTGGCAAGCTGACCTCCTCTATGAATTCTTCCGCCCAAGCTCAACCCAGCTGCAGTACCTGCAAGTGCTCCAGCAGTAATGGCCAGTCCATTGTTCTCTCTGTTAGCAGCGTCTTGCTGTGCTCGCAGTAGCAGAGCATCTTGAATACTCGCAGCCATTATGTATAGCTCGTTGACTACACCTAGTTTAACTAATAAAGATCATGTCCTCTTCAATCAACTGTTCCCAGTTGACACGAGGAATATTCTCTAGTTGCTTGAGGTTTGCAAATCGTTCACCACTGAGTGACATCCGCAGCTCAACAATCTTTTTAGCTGTGGCATAGCCCACGCCAGGTAGTCGCTTAGCAATCTGCTCAGCAGGCGCCATGTTCAAGTTTAAGCGTGTGTCTTCGATAGGCACAACTGCTTTAGGTGCCTCTTCCTCAGGTACATGCAGTTCAGGAGTTTTAATCTTTGCCAGTCGGCCTTTCTGTTGATCGTAAGGTACGAGCTGCTCTAGTGTCATAAATGTAATGTTGCCACCAGCATCTTTCACCATCGCGAACTCTTTATCATGCTTGCTGATAAATTCTACGAGCTTACCTGTCTTCTGATCTTGAAATAGTCTGTGCTCGGTCATATCTTTAGGGTACACATAACATTATTATAGACACAAAAAAAGAGGGCTTTGCGCCCCCTTTGTTTATTCAGTTGTATCTGATCAATAACCTTGACCAGCTTCCACTCCATAAGGAATGTGAAGGTCATCACCATCAGGAGCAGCGTCAGGGATGTAGTAGCAGACTTCAACAATGATTGCTGAAGGGCTGTTACGGCATGCACCCGCAGAGGGGTTCTGGCGTGCAACCAGATCGGCACTGGTTGTAACGGTGATCGGCTTGAGGGGATCACCAGCAGGGCCTTCGGGCAGAGCAACGATCAGATCGCCAGTAGGCGTTCCATCGAGGATGCTCTCCATCGGGCTGCTGAAGACACCGACAGCGTTGTAGAAACCAGTCTCTCCACTACGTCCCTCTTCCTGAGTCAGACCGTCGTTGGCGGTCAGCACAGGGGGAGTAGGAGAAGTGATTCCATCAACGGTGATGGTGGTTGTACCGGGCAGTTCGCCAGTAGTGGCATCGCGAAGGCTGTCTGCTTCACGCACACCAGGGGCGTTCACTGCGACACGATAGACCGTTGCACCACCAGGGATCTCAAAGGGACGATCCAGGCGAGGCTTGTCATCCTGACGAAGGTCGGGAGACAGGATCTTCAGGTCATAGGTGCCAGCTTCCAGGACGCTATCGGTGTTCAGGTTCTCGTGAACATCAGGGTTCAGGAGGACTGCACCAACATGACGGAAGAACACTGCACCAGGCAGGGCGACCACACCTTGGTCGCGGTAAGCATTCAGGTGAGCAACGTAGTTACCGGGGAAGATTTTGTTGTTCCACGGGGTACGCGCAAGTTTCCCAGTTGCGTTCTGTTCCGGGGTCGGATCAAAGTAAAAAGTGTTGTTAGCCATAGTTAGTAACTCCTATCAGTAAACGAAAGAGTAACCAACGGTGATGAAATCGCGGTTAAGCGTTTCAAAACCAGCAAACAAGGACCAGATCATGATGATGAAACGAGAGAAGTCATCGTTGTTGTTCAACAGAATCTGAGCGTTGTTACCACCAATACCAACACCAACAGCCTGAGGACCGAAGAAGATGAGCTGTGCTGCGTCGTAGTCAGCAGCTGCGGCAGCTTCATCAGTAATGGTCAGGTTGTAAGAAGTTTCCGGCAGGTTTGTTGATTCAAACCAGCGAACACCTTCAAACAGGAAGCCGGTAGGCATAACGGGTTGACCGGCAACAAAGCCAGCTTGGCCGTAGGCAGGTCCCATACCTTGGAAGAAGTTGGCGTCAGGATGCAGATGCGGCTGCATCGGGTTGACGACACCAGTTCCGGGGTAACGGGCGATTTCGCGGAAGTCACTGTTCTGACGCAGGTGCATCATTGCAGTGGGGTCCACGATGCATCTGTAATAACCGTCTGCAAATGTGGGAACGTTGCGCTTACGCAGGTCCTTAACCACTTCCAGCAGGTCCGTGGTTACATCAAATTTGGCGCTTTCACCAGCGGCATAGCTGACACCAAGGGTGCCACCAGTAGCGGTGTCGGAGCCTTTCTCAAGTCCGCCGGGCAGGTAGTAGCCACCTTGCTCGTCAGACGCTTTGCCACATGCTTCGGCCTTCAGCAGTTCGTTTGCGAAGACGCGATCACGCCAGCGGCGGTAGTCATCAAGCAGAGTCAGAGATCCAATGGACTGGTGGAAGACATTCAGGTTTCCGGTGTCCAGCAGAAGGCGCTGAGCAGTGATGAGGGTTTCGCGTGCCACCTTGAAGGTGGAGGGTTGAGTTGCATCGCGAGAATCAGCAGGGCCGGTGTACTCACGCAGAGTCACGAGCACCTTGTCCTTAACGATGTTGCGTGCGGAGGCGGATCCAAGTGTTTGATCGGCAGTCCGCTCACGGGACTCCTTAGTGCCAGGCTTACCCCAGAAGCGGTAACGATCAAGCTGTACGGTCTGGCCGGGTT